TTCTTCTACTTCAGGTTCCTCTACTTCAGTTTCTTCTTCTACTTCAGGTTCCTCTACTTCAGTTTCTTCTTCGTCTTCAGTTTCTTCTTCTACTTCAGGTTCCTCTACTTCAGTTTCTTCTTCTACTTCAGGTTCCTCTACTTCAGTTTCTTCTTCACCTTCAGCTTCTTCGACTTCAGCTTCTTCGCCTTCAGCTTCTTCGACTTCAGCTTCTTCGCCTTCAGCTTCTTCGCCTTCAGCTTCTTCGCCTTCAGCTTCTTCGACTTCAGCTTCTTCGCCTTCAGCTTCTTCGCCTTCAGCTTCTTCACCTTCAGCTTCTTCACCTTCAGCTTCTTCGACTTCAGCTTCTTCACCTTCAGCTTCTTCGACTTCAGCTTCTTCACCTTCAGCTTCTTCACCTTCAGCTTCTTCTTCGCCTTCAGCTTCTTCTTCACCTTCAGCTTCTTGAGCTTCTTCACCTTCAACTTCTTCGCCTTCAGCTTCTTCTTCGCCTTCGCCTTCAGCTTCTGTTTCTTCTTCACCTTCACCTTCTTCAGCTTCTTCACCTTCTTGAGCTTCTGTTTCTCCTTCGCCTTCTGCTAATTCTTCAGGTTGAACTTCTTCACCTTGATCTACTTCTTCAGGTTTTATAGCTTGAACTTCTTGAGGTTTTATAGCTTGAACTTCTTGAGGTTTTATAGCTTGAACTTCTTGAGGTTTTATAGGTTGAACTTCTTGAGGTTTTATAGGTTGAACTTCTTCAGCTAGAACTTCTTGAGGTTGAACTTGTTGTGGTTTTATAGGTTTATCCATTACTATATATTAAATATATAGTTTATAAGTTTTTAATAAATTATTTAAATAACTTATTATATTTTTTTTTTCGTAATTATATTCTCTAAGATAGTTACTTACTTCTTCTATAGAAATCCATTTAATTTCAGTAATTTCATAAATCTGATAGTTATTCTTGGGGATTTTATTATTATTAATAATACCAATAAAGTATTTATGTTTATATGATTTATAATTAGAGCCACTAAATATTTCTTCGTATGGCACTATATTATTAATAATAGCAATATCTCTCTTTTCATATCCAGTTTCTTCTTCAAATTCTCTCAAAGCACAAACAATATCTTTTTCTTGATAATTGCGACGCCCTTTTGGAAAACCCCATTCGGGTTCAATATATTCTTTATTACATAGATTTATCAGAGTTTCTAAATTATAGCTCTCTAAAATATTTGAATATCCATTTTTTAAATTAATAAATTTCGCTTTTGATGTTTTTTCCTCATTTTTATAAGAATTATTTGTATTATAATTCCATAAATATTGCCATATTGTATCAAATTCATTATTTAATATAAATGATCTTTCATTAACAGTCATATTATTTAATAAATTTGTAATATAATTTTTATCCTCTATTGAGTATTTTCCACGCATAAAGTCTACAAATGATAATGTATCTTTCCGTTTAATTATAAAAATTTCGACTGAATTTTCTAATGTATTTGTATGAGTATTTAATTTTTTAACGATTCTTACAGGAATAATACCTATACTCGTTATAGGAACTTTGCATTGATGAAATAAATGACCGAGCTTACCGCAATTATTACAAAAAATTAATTTTTTTGAAGCCATTACACTTCGCTAATTATATAATAATATTGTTTTTATATATATATAATTTATTTTACTAATTTATTATGAGTAGCGATAACATTACATTTAATCCTAATATATGGGGACCTCATTATTGGTTTGTATTACATACAATAGCATTATCATACCCATTACATGCAAATGAAAGCACTAAAAAAAAATATTATGACCTTATAACCAATTTACCACTATTTATACCAGTTCCTGATATAGGAAATGTTTTTAGTAGATTTCTTGATGCATATCCAGTAACTCCTTATTTAGATTCTCGAGAATCTTTTACAAAATGGATGCATTTTATACATAATAAAATAAATATATATTTAGGTAAACCCGAAATGCCATATTATGATGCTTTGAACAAATACTATGAAAATTATAAATTAAAAGAAGTTAAAAAGAATGAAGAACGAAAAAATAAGCAAAAATATATATTTGGTGCTCTATTAATTACTATTATATTAGTAATTATATATTTATATATAAAATAATACTATGAAACTCGAATTACTTATATTAACTATAACAGTTTTTGTATTAGCCAATACATATTTTGAAGGCAAACTAATTAATAAACTTAAAAAATATGAAAAGTATTATAAGATGGCTCTATTTGCTTTTGTTGGTTTGTCTATTTACTTATTTATAAAAAAAAATCCAAGCAATTATAAAGATTTTGTAACTCATTCAAATGGATATATTAAATATTTACCTATTGATAGAAATACAGCAAGTGTCATTACACCATTAATAGACTTCACCACTAACTCTATATCAAAAGAGTTAAATAATAATTATAATATATATAATAATCAAGACTATAGAAATAGTCCCAATCATTTATCTAATTATCAACAAAATTTGACAAAACAACAGCAAAAGATTTTAACTTCTGGCAACAATTCAACAAAGAGAAGCGTGAGTGAAACAAAGAAAAAATATGTAGCTTCATCTCAAAATTGGCATTGTAAACATTGTCAAAAACAATTGCCTGCTTGGTTTGAGGTAGATCATGTTAAAAAGCTAGAATATGGCGGATCTAATAATATAGATAATTTGGAGGCATTATGTAGGGATTGTCATGGTAGAAAAACTTCTTGCGAAAATCTATAATTATTCAGACAATTATTATTCAGACAATTATTATTCATAATAATATATTAATAATGTAATATAACAAGATTAATTATGGATGTTAATAATTTATTAGCTACAGGTTATAAGAAATCATTAGATATTATTAAATCACTTAAATATATATTTATATATTTATTAGATAAACTGGTAAATGGTTTCACTATTAAAGATAAAGAGTCAGGTAAAAATATACCATTCAAATACTATAGGTATTTTATTAGCATATTAATAATACTAATATTAGCATTATTTTATTATTTGAGTCAAAAGCAAAATTTATTTGCTATTAAAAATACAAAATATGAAATATTGCTCTCTATTATATTATTGGGATTTAGCATATATTTTTTCCTTTTTTTTGTTTATAGAAATGATATAGAATGGGATAGTGGCGATACATACGGAGATACTAATAGAAACTTTGTAAAAACTACAAATGGAAAGTTATCTATTGAGAAGCCTAAGTTAAAAAATACATTAACTAATCCATTGTTGAAAATGATGAAATATATTTTATTATTATTCTTGATGGTTGTGACACCATTACTAGTAATAAACTATATTTTACATTTACATAAAAATAATAATGACTTTTTCAATATTACACATAATATATTAGGAGTATTACTAGTTTTAACAATATTAGCAATAATAGCTAAAATATTTTCTATAAATGCTACAAATTCTGGTAATTCAGCAAACTTTTGCATTGCACCAAAAAAAAGTGCTCCATTATCTGCTTATATACAGTATGCTTTATGTATCATTAAAAATATCATATTTTTTATTCCTTGCTTACTAGTTATATTAGTTGACGAAATTAATAAAGATATTAGATTAACACCGTCACCGGTATATATATTATTTTTTATTTTATTATTATTAATATTATTAGTAATTTTGCTACCACTATTATTTAAATATATTAGATCATTTAATAAGAATGATATTTTACAAGGTGAAGGCCCTTTTTATTTAAATGTAGAGAGGACTTTAGGAAAATATCAAAATTTAAATAAACAGTTAAGCAAAACTATTACATTACCTAACATTAGCCAAGCTACATCTAATAGTGATCCTAATTCATTAACCAATAAAGTAGATAATTTATTAGATGCTTTCGATATAGATACAAAAGATTTAGACATACGTAATACGCGAACAGCTAATATTCGCGATATTAGCGATACTCCTGATACTATTTCAAATACAAAGGGTTATACATTTAAATTATTCGATGATAAAAATGCTCCTTACAATCTTAAAAGTGAATATTATAATTCATCAATAGGTAAAACAAAATTTCCATATACTTATACATACAGTATAAGCTTTTATATTTATTTAAACCCACAACCATCTAATACATCTATTGCATATACTAAAGACACTATATTATTCAATTACGCTTACAAACCTGTAATATATTATAATGGTATATCAAAAAATATTATAATAAAATCAAGAACTATAAACAATAAAGGAGATCAATTAGATACTATTTATGAAATCAAAAATCCTAAACATCAAAAATGGCTATTTTTTGTAATAAATTATGATAATAATATTATAGATATATTTGTAGATGGAAAATTATTAGGATCGAAGAAAGATGTGTCTCCCTATTTTAAAGGTGATACTATAACAATTGGTGAAAAGAATGGTATTCATGGAAGTATAAAAGATATATACTATTATGATAAAATAACTACTCCTCCAAATATACAATTATTACACAATTTATCAATAAAATCTAGTATAGATAGAGATATATAAAAATTAAATAATAGAAATTAAATAATAGAAATATAGGATTATAGGATTATAGGAATATAGGAATAGTTTATTATTAGTTTAATTTATATTAATTAAAGTAATAATTGCAACATTATTATATTATATTATATATATTAATAATGAGTGTAACAAATATAATTATTATTGTTATAATTATTGTTGTTCTACTATGGGCTTTAAATAATATATTTTTGAAGACAAATATAATATATGATATTATGTGCGATGCAAGTGCAGCAAGAGATACAAGTAATCCTGATAAAACTAATACAAATGTGATTGTTGCTAAGGATATCCCAGAAAATAACTCATCAAATTTTATGTTAAGTGTATGGTTTTACATAGATAATTGGGGGGATAATATTTCATCAGAAAAAAATATTTTATATATGGCTACAGATGCTGCTGCTACAACAGTGCCAACTTTATCAGATACATTTTCAGGTGTTAGTAAATCAGTCCCTATAACGCCTACATCTGCAACTCTTCATAAAAATATAAATATAGCACTGGATAAGTATGAAAATAATTTATTTATTGACATCGAAACAACTGCAGAATCAACAACACCTAATCCTAGTGGAACATATCAGTATACAAGATACAGACTCCCTAATGTATCTATTCAAAAATGGAATAATCTAACACTTAGTATAGATTCGCGCACGCTCGATGTATATTTAGATGGTAAATTACGCAATTCATTTATATTAAAAGGATTATATAGAAACTATATTGATGCAACTACAAAGAAAAACATATATATAGGAAATATGAAAAGCCAAGTTAGTGCAACAGCAGGAACAGTAGTTAATTCAGGTGTAAACAGTGGTTTTGAGGGATTTATAACGCGAATAAGATATGAGTCTTTTGCAATTAACCCACAAGAAGCCTACGATATTTACAAAAAAGGTATTAATTCAAGTCTAGCTAATTCAATATATAATAGATACAGATTAAAAGTTAGCTTTCTTGAATATAATAAAGAGAAAGGAAGTATAACTATTTAACAATATAATTACTATTTAACAATATAATTACTATTTAACAATATAATTACTATTCAATAATATAATCACTATTTAACAATATAATAACTATTAATTAAAATCATATTATTAAAATTATATTATTAAAATTATATTATTAAAATTATATTATTAAAATCATATTATTAAAATTATATTATTAAAATTATATTATTAATAATATATAATAATATAATATGAATCCACCTGAAGGAGTTTTGGATAATATTAAAAAAAATATAAATACAATAATTCCGTATGATTCAGATAAAAAAAGCGCACTAAATGATTTCTTGGCATCTAATACTATGATATCTAGACTAACTTTCTTATTAGCAATTGTTATAATTTTTTCTTCATTATTTTATATTGGGAGCAGAACCTTATATTATTTCTTAGCCCCTTCGGAAACTCCATATATTATAAAAGGTATGAAAGATGCAAAAGATGCAATAACTATTCCACAAGCACCCGGATCAAAGAAAGCAGTCCCTCTTTTAAGAAGTTTAGATCAATATGAAGGAATAGAATTCACATATTCATTTTGGATATATGTTTCTGATGTAGATACGAAAAACGGTGTAGATTTTATGCATGTTTTCAATAAAGGGTCGTCACCTAATTCAAAAGGCGAACATGGTGGTGGAGAAGGATTATTTGGTCCTAATAATTGTCCGGGTGTATACTTATATAAGGGAAAAGGACACGCCGGACCCACTAGTGAAAGAATTACAGATGGCTATCCATTATTAGGAATGTTAGTAAGGATTAATGTGTATCATAATAGTACCAATGTATCTGCTGCATATTACGATGATATATATGTCGATGCTATACCAATAAAGAAATGGGTAGCTGTTGTTATTAGATCAACCTCACAAAATATAGTAGATATATATATTAATGGTAGTTTAGCAAAACGACACAAACTATCTAATATTGTTAAGCAAAATTATGATAATTTATATATTAATTATAACGGTGGCTTTAATGGTAATTTATCTAACTTAAAATATTATAATTATGCAATTGGCACATTTGAGATCAATTCAATAGCAAATAAAGGTCCCGATCTTACAATGCAAAAAGATAGCAATATCAATAAATCTAAATCGCATTATTTAGCATCACAATGGTATTTTACTAATACAGATGTATTAACATAAACATTATATAAT